TATCGTTCAGCTTGGCAAAGTTAAAGGCATGCAGCAAGCCGAAAAAATGGCCGCCGCCATGACCGACCAAAGCCAACGTTTAGCTCAAAGTTGGTTTGTTATTCGTGCCGCGTTCGGTAGTGCCATATTACCCGTGTTTAATAAGTTTGCGGGTTGGCTTGCTAATGTTGGCCGTGACCTCGTTTCATTTACCGAAAAACACCCAACGCTAACCAAGTACTTAGGTTATACCGCGGTTGCCTTACTTGGCATGGTTGCCGCAGGTGGTTTATTTACCATTATGGTAGGCGCTTCTACTATGGCAATGACCACATGGAAAGCCTTAATGGTAGTTGCCAGCGCGGTAGGCAGTGGCTATTCAACGGTATTAACCTTTATGCAAACTCGAATGTCAGGGCTTAGCAAAGCAACCACGCTATCTACATTAACATCAGGGCTTTGGACTAAAGCGGTGTACGCTAAAAACTTAGCCGTTTCAATGTTTACTGGCTCTATAAAAAAAGCAAAATTTGCCTTTCTTGGCTTTAATATGATGGCACAAGCAAGCGGTGGTATTTTACCCATGCTTGGTGGTGCCATAATGACGGCAACGTCTGCTACTTGGGGGTTTGTCGCTTCATTGGCTGCGGCTGCATGGCCTATTACCTTAATTATTGCGGCTATTGTTGGCGTAGCTGTGGCTGTTTATAAATACTGGCAACCAATAAAAGCATTTTTTGGTGGCTTTTGGGACGGACTAACCGAGGGTTTTGCCCCTGTTGGTGAAGTATTTAGCGCACTGTTTGAGTCGTTTTCATTCCTTGGTGATATTTTCTCTTGGCTGGGCGAGCAAGTAGGTTTTAGCTCCACAGAATTAGCAGGTTTTAGTGAGGCGGGTAAAAGCTTTGGCGGTATTATCGCTAGTGTGTTTAATGCCTTGTTATGGCCGATAAAACAATTTATTAATTTACTTTCTGGTGGTATTAATTTAGTCAAAGACATTACTGGGGCGGTTGCTGATTTTTTTGGCTTTGGCGACGACAAAACCATAAAAGCAGAGTTAACCAATAAACAAGTATTAGCGCTACCTGAAAATGGTGCACCAATGCCAACGGTAATACCAAGCAATGTTATTGCTATGCCTTTAGCCAAAGAAACCCAACAGGCACAGCAAACAAAAGCAGCATATAACAATGTCGTACCACTTAAACAACCCATTGTACCTGCCGCATTAACAGCTCAAGTGCAACAAAACACGGTTGTGCCTGAAAGCCTAAAGACAATTTCAACGGTGAATAAACACCAAGATAAAACAAATAACTTACTTGAAATTCCAGCGCTTAAGTTAGAGCGCACCAAAGTACAACCTAGTTTTGTTAGCAATAACAACAGCAATCGCAATGAACAAAATACTGACAATAAGAAACAAGTGTTTATTGATAACCTAACCATGAAATCTGACGATGTTAACCAAAGCTTTGAGCAACTAATGGAGTTAGCCGGCTAATGGTTAATATTGATTTAAATATTGTTGACCGTGATTTATCACTAGACAGTTTGCTGTCACCTGAACAGCTAACCAAGGCTAATGTTATTGCACAAGATATTAAGCACAGGTTACTTGAAAGCGGTTTGCCGTTTTTATTGGTAGCTCAACGAAACCAGAACAATATTGACATGGTGCTGACCGAAGTTGAATTAGTGGTAGAGCAAGACAACAGACTTGTGCCGGGAACTATTCAAGTTTTTTATGGCCCTGAAAAAAGCATAATAGTGAATGCAGACACCAAAGAATATGGCAAACCTAAGGTAAGCAATTAAATGACTGATAAAAAAGAATTTGCACAAGTATTAGTTGATGCTGGCATTCCTACTACAGACGAAAGTATAAAGAGTAAGTGGGATGAAGTAGTTACCGAGCAAGGTTTTGAGGTTGAAAATAATAGCCCATTTAGCCCTTTTTGGCGGTTAATAAAAGCGATAGCTAGCCAGCCTGTTCTACAGTTAATGGAATTGCTTGTATCTCATATTATGCCAAACACTTTTGTTTTAACGTCATCAGGGCAATGGCTAGATAAACATGGTGAGTCACGTAATACCGCGCGTTTATCAGCACTAAAAGCACAGGGTAACGTGCAAATGACACGAATTGACGGCAGCGCAGAATTAGTTATACCGGCTGGCACTATTATTCAAAGCAGCCCAATAAATAATATTGTTTATCAGGTGCAAACACTATACGACACAAACTTTGCCGTAGGTGAATTAAGCCAGTTAGCATTAGTAGAAGCGCTAAAAGATGGCACAGAACAAAACCTAACGGGCGGTTACTATAATGCTTTTGCAGTACCTATTAATGATGTAACAGTGGTTAATTTAGATAACTGGCTGATTAGCGCAGGGCAAGACATTGAAAGCGATGATAACTACAAATTACGCATCAGGGATAAGTTTGCCACCTTAGGTAATTTTCATGTTGATGCGGTTTATCGGGCAATTATCAGTGAGTTCCCCGGCATTTTAGCTGACAACATTGCCTTTGAGCGTAATGCACCACGTGGAGCAGGTAGCGCAAATGCCTATGTGCATTTAGCCGTAGGCACCATTAGCGATGCAGTGATCAGTGAGATAAATAATTACATTACCAGCGGAAACCATGGCAATGGTGACGACTTAGTGGTATTTGCCACACCAACGCAAGCACAAAACATCACGCTAGATTACTGGTTGCACCCGAATGCTAGTGATATTAGCAATGAAATAGAGCAGTTTATTAGAGCGGCATTTCGAGAGAATTCAGCGTACAAAACTACAGTATATAACGTTAATAGCACGTTTAGTTTTAGCTTGTTAGCCAGTGAACTACATAACAATTTCCCAAGCATTAAATCATTGAAATTTCAAAATATTGATATTGAGTCAGCACTTTGGTTGCCGGTAATTAATTCGCTAACCCTGAATAAGCAGGCATAACAAATGAGCATTATTGCCAGTATTGAATTACCTAGCTGGTTAAGTGGCATTGATGCAACCGCTTTAGCTAAAGCTTGCCGCACATTTTGGCAAACTATAGAGGGGTATTTGCTTTGGTGGCTTGATCAGTTAAAGGCTGATAATGCTGGCATTACCGTGCTTGATTGTTTGGCATGGGAGCGTGGCATAAACCGCTTGAAAAATGAAGAGATTGAACTTTACCGGTTACGAGTAAAACATGCAGTAGCCAATAGTGAAGATGCAGGCAGCACCATAGGCTTAAAGCGGATATTTTACCGTTTAGGACTTGGAAATATTGAAATTAATGAACGGTTGCCAAACTTAGATTGGGATGAAGTAGAAATTGACGTTTTTGCCGATGTTTACTTACAAAGCAGTGCGCTTATTTCAGAGCTTATTAAACAATACGGATTAACTTGTCGCAGATATTACATAACAGTGAACTTAGGCGCTGATGCTGAGCATTATAAGTTAGGCGCGGTTCAAATACTGGCTGAAATTGAGGGTCAACCTTATGTGCCAATAATTGATGATATGAGCACAGTTAAACTTAGATTAAGCACAGTACAACTAATGACAGAAATTGAGGGGCAACCATTCTATGCCAACTAAAAATGAATCACTTTGGTTAGCTTCCGGGCAAGCCGGTGAAAACCAAGCCAGAGCATTAACTTTACCCATTGAATTTACTCGGGTAGTAGTTGGTGATGCTAACGGCAATTATCCACCGATGGATAGCAGCATTATCGCAGTAGTAAATGAACGACTAGAGGGTGCAGTAATAAGTCACGAAGTAGATCCGAATGACAGCAACCAGCGCATTGTGCAAATGGCAATACCACCGACATTAGATTTTGATGCAGTTGAGCTTTTGTTATTTGCTAAGTATGGCAATACTGAGTTTGCCCATACTTATTTTAGATTGGCCGCACCTTACCCGATAAGAACTACTGAAAACGGTGGCGCTCAAGTTAAATTAAAATACACCATTCGCGTAAACCAAAATACTGATGTAAATATTATGGTTTCGCCAAATTTGGCATACACCACCGAAGAACAAGTAAACAGTAAATTTAAATCAGTTGAAGTTACTGCGAACCAAAGTGGCCTTGCTGATAAGCTACACATTTTTAAAGCATATGCAGATGTAATTATGCCACTGAGTGATGACGGCTCTTTTTTGGCCGCTTTAGTGGATAGCACTGTAGATTTATCAACAGGTGATTGCCGATTGGCTGCACCAGATGGTGAGCAAATGGAAGTTAATGGCAAGCTAGTTAGCCATGCCAGAATTGTAGAAAACTTAAAACGTTTTCGTTTTGAACGTATTGGTGGAGTGTGGAAAGCATGATTGAAACAGTAGAAGATTTAGGCAGCGGTGGCGGTTCGTCGGCACCTATAGATTCATTTGAAGTATTCAACCGCTACGATTTGCTCTTTACAGATAGTAATGATGCTACTTGGTTGAAAACTGGCACGATTGAAACCGATGTATTATCGTATCCATTGGCTAAATCGTTTGTCTTAGGTAGCTATACAAATGTAAGTTTTAGCACTCCACAAGTGCCGGCACCTAGAGGATTAGCGTGGGACGGTGTTCATTTTTGGGTTTTATCCGGCGTAACTTCTGACCCTAAGCTGTATAAGTACGATGCTGCCGGTGCATCTATTGACAATTTTGCAGTACAGTCACTTAGTAGCGCTACAGACGTTGTTTTTGATGGTGTGGATCTGGTTGTTATCCAGTCTAATTACTGGGTTCGTCACACTCTTGCCGGAGTTTATGTTGCTAGTGGCTCAATGGATTCAGGAGCTAGTGCCATTACATTTGATGGCACATATCTATGGGTTTTTAACTCAAACTCGATGGTGCAATATAATCTAGACTTCACGAAAACTGGTGTAACTATAGATATAACCTTTGGCCCGACAGGGATGGCTTGGGATGGTTCGAATTTTTGGCTTTGTGATAGGTATTATGCTTATCAATATACTGCTAATGGTGTCTTTACTGGCAGTAAAATAGACATAAGAAATGAGGCCACAGACGTAGAGGGAATTGTCTGGGATGGCGTCAATTTAGTAACAACAGATGAAAATACCAAATACCTGTATAAATATGACTGTACATCTACCCGTTATGTTGGGCATCCAACCGTTGAATATGGTGGTGAAGTTTCTCTGCCTGTCTATGTGAGAATTAAATAATGTTAATAACTACAAAACCGCCAATATTTGATGAGTCATTATTATTACCGATAGTAATAGACGATATAACTAACACTTTAGCTGATTTTGATGATTCAGATAACCAGTACACTATTAATGAAAAAACAGATTGCATTGCATCAGGTAAATTGGCTATTCCTACACAAAACTTTAGAGTGCCTTTTGTTAGAACTGATACAGGACGAAAGGCTTATATGGTCGCCTCTGTTGATACCAATGGTAATTTTACCATTACGCTGAATTTTAAAACTGGTGGGGAATGGATGGTAAATACTGAGTTGTTAAATTCAGAGTTACCACAACCAGTGTTCAGAATTGCAGAACATAAATTTAAAGTTGTTTAATTACTGATGACAAATAAAAAAAGCTATATATTACGTTTGTTAATCACTGTTGACGCATTTTTCAATGTGTTGTTATTAAACGGCAGTGAAGATCATACTATTAGTGGCCGTGTAGGTTATAAAGCGTTAACAACAAAAAAACGCCGATGGGTACTTGCTGAAAAGGTCATTGATACCTTGTTCTTTTTTGATGAAAACCATTGTTATAACGCGATTGAATGGGATGAAGTTTAGCTTAATATGTCTATTTCAATTGATGGCTGGCAAGTACCAGGCTTTAACACAAAAGTAAACGCAGGTGTGCAACTTGCGGGTGAAGACCTTTCGGGCGGTGGCTCGTTTGGTCTATCTAGTGATGATGGTGTTAAGCCAGGTGTTTTAACTGTCTCTACAAAAATACCTTTCACTAAATTAGATCAGTTAACAGAATTAATTGACCGCTCTAAAGCATTAGACGAAAACGGGGCGCGAGTAGTGCGCACTGTTAATAGTGATATTGCTAAAGCCTATAAAATCCGCAAAGCAAAGTTTGATGGTGACGTTAAATCTAATGAAGATGAAAACTTAAAAATTTGGCAGGTTAGCTTTAAGCTGCTTGAAGTTAAAAGTAAATCAGAACGTGAGCAACAACAAATAGATGGTCAAGCATCTGAAAACGCAAGCAGCCAAGCAAATAATGGTCATGCAAATATTCAACAGCAGTTTGACAAAGCTACGGGGCCATAATTGTGGGATCAAGTGCGCAACCAAGTGCCCGTTTAACCAAAGTACTAACCATTGGTAACAACCAAGTTACTAATATTGTTAACGACAATGTAAAGCTTGGTTTGTTCAGTACTGGCCGAGCAATGTTTACTGTAGTTACTGATAGTGAGCCAAAAGGTTTAGTAGAACTACACATAGGTTATAACATTGACCAACTTACACCGTACTTTTTAGGTGTAATTGAATCAAAACACTATAGTGATGGTCGCTGGTTCATTACCTGCCGTGAATTATTGGGCGCTTTGTCTTTTCCTACTTCAATTGCTATCCGATTTACCACCGCCAAAATGGTGCTAGATAAATTAAGCGAACTAGGCATTAGCTTTGTTACCCCAAGTGCTGAATATATTAATAAAAAAGTACCATGCTTTTACCATAACGGCACAGGGTTAAGCGTATTGCAGCAAATAGGTAAAGTATTCAACATTGAAAGTTATATTTTTCAACAGCGACCAGACGGTCAAGTATATGTTGGTAGTTGGCACGATTCAGGCTGGGCTAAGTCAGAAATAAATGATTTCGCTGAACACCCAATAAAAGTAAAAAATGCAATAGCAGGTGAGTTAATCGCTATCCCCAAACTAAGACCCGGTTTAAAACTTAACGGGCGATACATCATCGATGTGGTTTTATCTGGTAATAAGCAATCAATCAAATGGTCAAAATCACTGGCGGCTTAATATGGAAATAGTATGGAAAAAGTAATTAACAGAGTTGTTCGTCGGTTATTTCCTGAGTTAAGCAATAAGCTGCATTTGCCACAGTGGGGCAGGGTTGTAGCGTTTCCCGAATTACCAACCGAGTCAGAAAAAACCAGTGATACCTTTTACCCACGCTACGCTGCAAGTATTCAATTATTAAATGAGCATGGCGAAGATGCAGACATCGATATTTTAGAAGCGGTGCCACTTCCTTTACCGGGTGTTGGTGATAATGCCGGACGATTAGAGCCACCGGCTATTAATGCCATTGTAGAAATTGCTTTTGCCTATGGCCGTGCTGATAAACCATTTATTAGAACAGTATTACCTTTCGGCTGGGATTTACCAGCCATCAAAGAGGGTGAAGTACGAACCCAAGTAAAAGAAGGGTTTTATCATCATGTTAATAACCAAGGTGATATTGATATAGTTGGCAACCTGCATAAATTATTGGTGAAGCAATCACAAGAAATTGAAATATTAAAAGATCAGCTAACAGAAATAAAAGGACAAATGACATTGAGCGTAACTAAAGATTTAATCATCAATGCCAAAAACATTACACAAGATGCTGACACAATTAAACTCAACGGCGGTACAGGTGTAATTACTTGTCAAAGTATTTGCCCGTTTACTGGCTCGCCGCATGTTGACGGCTCCACTACAGTATTTGCAGGTAAATAATATGGCCATAACCTCAGCATCATTACAAAGCAAAATAGAAAGTGAGCTAACAAGTGCAGGCTTTGTTTTGACAGGTGAACATGCGCAAGCATCAGCAATGGCACAAGCAATAGCAAACGCCATTATTGACGAAATAACAAGTAACGCTCAAGTAGTTGTTGCTGGTGGTAGTTCAGCAGGAACGTACCAAGTTAAATAGCGAATAACATCCACCACTCAAAACCTAACACAGCCTTGCAATCAGCAGGGCTTTTTTACACCCTCGAGTAAAGATATAAATATCTATGCTTCAGCTCATTTATGTCACAAATTTAAATAGAGCCACGTCACATTTAACCTTACCGGTATGTCACATTATTTATAATCGATGTGTCACATTTTAATCCCTGGACAAGTCACAAGGACTTAACGTGTGACCACTTAATTCACATAGACAAACAGCACACAAAGCAACATAAAGACAATGGTCAAGACTTAAAACAAAACGACCACCGACCCGAATAAATCAATTAAACATCACCAGACCTCACACAAGCCATTCAGTTACGTAAATGAACACTACGGAGAAACCACGCGACGTAATCCGCACTCTTCCTCACCCTCCTGCGGGATATTTATCATTAATTTTTTACAGTTTTAGATTATTGCAGTTAAATACTCTAGCCAGTAGGCTGAAAGGGTTTTACATAGGATCGAAGATCTGAAATAAATGAAAAAAAGTTCAGTGTTTTACAGTAAATAGGATCAAACACGCAGAGCTATTTTTGATATAGCCCTGTAAGTAAGGGATGTAGCGTGGTTTACGTGATGATCAAAATAGAACGGGTAAAAACATAGCTACTTAGAAATCCCTATTTAATTAGTGACTTATAACAAAATAAAACTGAAATTTATTTTTCATCATTTGCAAACTTATCATGCAGCTTATGTGGGAATAGCTGAGTATAAACTTGCCATAAAATATTTAAATTACGATGCCCGGTAACTTGTGCTACTTCCTCAATAGAGTAACCTTTTTCAAACAAACGACTTGCACCTTCGCGTCTTAAATCATGATAGCGCAAATCTTCAATACCTAAATCATTACGCACACGTTGAAACCCAGCAGTGACACTTCGAGAGTTATAAGGAAAAATTAAATCTCCGTTTTTAGATTGTCGAGTAACAATATCAAAAGAACCCGCCAACAAAGGAACAATCATGTGATTACCTGATTTTTTACGTGGGTCTTTTCTGTCACGAACCATAATTGTTTTATGATCACTATTTAAATCTTCCCACCTTAAAGCACAAATTTCACCAATTCGCATACAAGTTAAAATACTAAAATCTAAAATATCTAAAAAAGGAATACGCACAACACCATTAGCCCTATAATTCATACGCTCTTTTAAACCACCTCTAAGTCTTTCTAATTCATTTTCGGTTGGCCTACGCGTCCGTTTTTGACTTTTACCGACATAATTCATTTCAATCAATACTGGTACAGCATCTTCAAAAATCTTGTAATTAGCGTTGATATCCCAAACA